ATAATCTCTACAAGAAGATTCAAATCAACAGAGCGATTGTTTGTACTATGAGTACAAAGTCTGCAGAGATTACTAAGATTGCAGTCAATTGTTTCCTTACAACCAAAATTAGTTACGCCAATATGTTAGGTGATGTCCTTCATATGGCAGGATGTGGTGATGAGGTTACCGCAGTCCTAAGTGCTGTTGGATGTGATAGTCGTATCGGTAAGAAGTATCTTGGTTGGGGTGTAGGTTATGGTGGTCCTTGTCTTCCTAGAGACAACAGAGCCTTCGCACACTTCGCTAAGGGTGTAGGACTGGAGTATAACCTAGGTTATGTTACAGATGGTTTCAATAACGAACACGCGAAGATCGTATGTGATTATTGGGATACAATGAACTCACATAAACTCCCATACTACTTTGAGTATATTACCTACAAGAAGGGAACAGATATTCTTACAGAGAGTCAACAGTATCGTTTGGCTCTAGACCTCCTAGAGAGAGGACACAAGGTCTATATTCAGAATGACAGAAGGGTCACACCTCAAGTGTCTGAATACCTTGACAAAACCTATGGTGATATGGTAAGATTCGTGGACAACAAGTTCAACATCACTGAAGACATCTTTATTGTAAACCTATGATTGGATATGATCGCCTAGGAACGAATGGTCGTTTCGGAAACCAACTCTTTCAATATGCAGCACTGAGAGGTATTGCATCAAAACATGGGTATGAGTGGTGTATTCCTCCTGATAGTCATGACACCTATGCTAACTATGGGATGCATCATCCCTTTGAGTTGGTTGGATTGAAACCAGACAACATTGGATTTGTGAATGAGAATGTCTCACCACAATCTATGTTCTCTTTCCAAGCTCTTAAGGAAACTAATCCTAATACTAAGAATGTAACTGAGGGTGCTTATTGTTTTGATGAAGAACTCTTCAATAATTTTGAAGATGGAACAAACCTAGATGGATATCTTCAGACTGAAAAGTATTTCAAACACATCGAACACGAGATTCGTGCAGACTTCGCATTCAAGCCAGAGATTCTAGAACCTTGTAATGACTTTATCAGTAATTTTGAGAACATTAATTTTCTCCATGTTCGTCGCGGAGATAATGTGGGTCGTGAAGATTATTATCGGATGATGACGTTTGACTATTACACAAGAGCTTTGGAACTATTTCCTGAAGACTCTCATGTATTGGTATGTTCTGATGATCCTCAGTGGTGTTCTGAACAAGAGTTCTTTGATGATGAAAGGTTCTTGATTAATACTGATGTTCCTGAGTATGACCATATGTGCCTAGAAGGTGATGGTGGTCGTCGTCGTTCTAAGGTTCCTTATACGGACCTGTGTCTAATGTCTCTATGTAATGGAGCTATTCTCTCCTCCTCCTCTCTGGGTTGGTGGGGAGCCTGGTTGCAGAAGGGTAGGACTAACCCTGTAGTGGCTCCTGAACACTGGTATGGACCTGTCCTAGAGGCTGTCAATGATTGTAAAGACCTCTACCCTGACGAGTGGACCGTTATCCCTAACTAATATGAGACACGATCTTAAAGACACCACTTTCATCATTCCTATTTGTATCGAATCAGAAGATCGAATGAGGAATGTAATCACTACATTGTGTTATCTCCTTGAGAACTTTGATACAAAGGTTATTCTCAAGGAGGTTGACACTGAATCAGTATTTCAACAACAGTGTCTCCCTCAGATCTCGGAGTATGTGGAGGATGGGATTGAGAACTTAACTCATATCTTTGAGAAGAGTGATCCTACTGACAATATGTTCTATCGTATGAGATATCTCAATGAGATGTTGAGTATGTGTGAAACAGAGGTAGTTGCTAACTATGATTGCGATGTTTTACTGCCTGTTAATACATACCTAGAAGCACAAAAGTTTATTACTGAAGGAGGTTATGATGTCATCTACCCCTATGGTCAAGGTCCATGGCAAAAGAAAGTATATGCTACCGATGAAATGGTATCTAAGTTTCTATCTAACGACTGTAAGTTCTCACATCTAGAGAAGAAGGTAGAGATTGATAATGCAGAGAGTGGCCACGCACAGTTCATTCGTAGGTCAACATACATTGAAGCTGGTATGGAGAATGAAAACTTCATCTCATACTCACCAGAAGATAAGGAGAGACTTCATAGGTTCAATATCCTTGGATACAATGTAGGTAGGATTGAGAACTGGGTGTATCACCTAGAACATATGAGAACTCATAACTCATGGTTAAATAATCCACACATGCAAAACAACTTTGCCTTGTGGGAGTTTCTCAAACCTTTGAGTGAAGAAGAACTTAGGCAATACTACAAAGAACAGAAGTATCTCAAGAAGTATACATGATTGGTTTTAACTACCTAGGAAAACTAGGACAACTTGGTAATCAGATGTTTCAGTATGCATCACTCATTGGTGTTGCAGATAAGATTGGAACATCTTTTTGTATCCCACATCATCATGAAGTGATGGTTGACAACCTGGGAAATAGACTTAGGATAGAGTTGTTTGATGCATTTGATATCAAACCAGATAGGGTTGGATTTATTCCTACTGATAAGAACTATCAAGAAGGGGAGTTCACTTTCGAAGAGGGAGCATTTCAGATTGATACCGAACATGACACATGTCTGATTGGTTTCTTTCAAACCGACAGATACTTTAGACACATTCAAGATCGTATCAGATCAGAGTTTACATTCAAGAATGAAATTAAAGAGGAGTGTCAGGATATCGTGGATTGTTTTGACAATCCTGTTGCTTTGCATATTCGTAGAGGTGATTATCTCATCAATAGTGGTAATCATCACAACCTTTCTGATGATTATTATGAACATGCATTGAAAGAGTTTGACGAAGATCGACAGGTGGTTATCTTTACTGATGACCCTGAGTGGGCATTGAACAACCCTCTCTTTGGAAGTGATAGATTCATCGTATCAGAAGGTAATGGTCCTTATCATGACCTGTATATGATGACACAGTGTAGTGATTTTATTATCTCTAACTCTACATTCTCATGGTGGGGAGCTTGGTTGGCTGACAAAGGTAAGGTGGTAGCACCCGAGACTTGGTTTGGTCCTAACAACTCAGATAAATCTACAAGGGATTTGTATCCCGAACATTGGACAATTATTCCTCAATCATAATGACTTGGAACTTACTTACAGTATCATTTGGTAATAATAAGTATAGGAGAGGACAATCTTTTCTAAACAAACTATCAAAACAGTTAGGCGTAAATCACTTTGCTGTTGATGAGGAGTCACTTTTTAGCTCCGAGATCTACAAAGAGAATGAGGAGTGGTTCTCGAAGAAGAATAACTATGGTCACTTTGCTTGGAAACCATACTTTCTCCTACAGACTATGGAGAAGTTGGAAGAGGGTGATAAGATTCTAGCACTAGATGCTCTTGATATCTTTCACCCTGAAATCTTTAAAGCTGTCGATGATATCTGGGAGGGTGACCCATGTCTCCTTCCCTTAGGTAATTCAGTCCAAGGCGAATACACCAAGAGAGATTGTTTTCATTACATGGATTGTGATGAAGAGGATTACTGGGAGTCTAAACAACTCGAAGCTGGTTTTACATTCTGGAAAGTGTGTGATGAGTCAAAGAAGATTCTGAAAGACTGGTTGAAGTGGTGTCTAGATGAAAGAACTAATGGTGAGGTTACTACATTCTCTGGTAAGGGAGAGTTGGATGGATTCGAAGAGGTTCGTCATGATCAAAGTATCCTTACTAACATTGCTGTTCGTGATGGACTCCCAGTAATTGGCAGTGACATTCGTAACTTTATTGAGTGTAATGCTGACTATTGGTATGAGAGATACAACAAAGGAATTGTTTCTCTCTATCGTCCTATTGATCAATTCCTTGTAAGTATCAAAGACCAGGTTGATTACCTAAAACCAGAACCAGTCGATAGTTTGATCCTTACAGTCCACAACCAAGAAGATATTATTGAGGATGTATTGAAAGGTATTGAGGATAATACTGATGGTAACTATGAGTTGATTGTAGTTGTGGATGGTTGCACTGATAAATCAGAAAAAGTCATCACAGACTATTTGAAAAACTCTGAGATTACTAACTCTGTAATCAATACACCAGATGTATTTGAGACAAAGGCAAACAACGCTGGTCTCAAATTGGCTCAAGGTAAATATGTAACTATCATCCAAGATGATATGGTCATTCGTGAGAAGGGTTGGAATACTCGTATGAGGAAACCCTTTAAAGCGTTTGATGATGTGTTTGCTGTGACTGCTAGAACTGCACACAACTACAAGTTCAATCCAAACTCCACACATCTTGGAATGGAGGAAGACTTGGATAACTGTTGGTGTGATATTGTAGATCCATGTGATGAAGCAAATCAATCAAACATTGATAGAAACACATTTGCTGTAAGAGGCACAGTAAATCGTGGTCCTCTGATGATCAATAGTGAGGATCTTAGAAAGATGAATTACTTTGATGAGGAGTTCTCACCACAGGATATGGATGATCACGATCTCATGTTCCGTATGAGAAAGAAACTCAATAAGGTTGTGGGTTGTTATTGGATTGATTTTGTATCAGATCCAAGTTGGGGTGGAACTCGTAAGGAGACTGGAGAACCAGCACCATGGTTGTATAAATCACAACACAAAAACAGTAAAATATTCTACAATAGAAACAAAGACAATCTTGAGAGAATTATTATTAACAGGGAGTTACCAGAATGACATACAGTAAAAGGTTTAGTAGTAAGTTCTTTGCTAAGATGCTACAACCAGCAGGACCAAATAATCCTGTAAGAGATAGGGCAACTTCCCTCTCTATGGTGTTTGAGATCTTAGATGAGAAGAAGAATAAAGACTTCTTCATTGTAGAGACAGGATGTATGAGAGCAGACCACGGTCAACTTGCTCTTGGTGATGATGGAGCTAGTACCTACATCTTTGATGACTTCATTAACTACTATGATGGTGAAGTAGCTTCAGTAGATATCAATCCAGACAATGTGGCACACGCTCAGAAGATGGTATCTGACAAGACACAGGTGTATTGTAGTGACTCAGTAGAGTTTTTATGGAACATTCCTGCGAAGAGAAAGATTGACCTATTGTATCTTGACTCGTTTGATTTTGAACCAGAAGATCCTATTCCTTCACAGAAACATCATCTTAAGGAACTCACAGCAGTTATGAAAAACTTGAGAAAAGGTAGTATAATTATGGTTGATGACAACCTTAATACCCCTGAGTTTGAATGGTTCACCAAGATTGCACAAGGTGGTAAGGCAGGATTCGTAAAAGAGTTCATGAAAGACATTGGAGCAGAACTCCTCCTTGACGAGTATCAAATTATTTGGAGACTATGATGGACGTAAAACTGTTTCGTATTATCACTGGCGAAGAAGTAATTGCAGAGGTAGTTGAAGAAAACGCATCTACTGTAACTGTAAGAAATGGACTGGTTGTGATTCCACAGGCACAGAACATTGGGTTTGCACCTTGGTCTGCTGTGGTTAGTAGAGAGAAACCAGAACTCGAAGTTTCTCGTACACATATTGTGTATGTTGGTGAGGTAGAACATTCTATCAGAGAGAAGTATGATTCTATCTACGGTAGTAAACTGGTAACACCTGAACCCAAGAGTTTGATTCTCCAATGAGTTATTTTCAATTTGCTAAGAACTACTATTCTGCCAATGGTGAGGATGGTATCA